GGCGTCGACGCCCACCGTAAAGGGCGCGTCACGCATCGAGGCGGAGTGGGAGCTTTCTGACAAACGGCTCTATCACGTGCCCTGTCCACACTGCGGCGAGCACCAGGTGCTGGCCTGGAAGCAAGTCATCTGGCCACAGGGACGCCCGAACGAGGCGGCTTACCACTGCGGGGCCTGCGGTGCCGTCTGGAGTGAGGCCGACCGGCTGGGTGCCATCCGACGCGGCGAGTGGCGCATCACCGCGCAGGGCAACGGCACGACCGCGGGGTTCTGGCTGAGCGAGCTCTATTCTCCATGGTCGTCGCCGGCGACCATGGCCAGATCGTTTCTGGATGCCAAAGGGTACCCTGAGAAGCTCAAGACCTGGATCAACACCTCGCTCGGGGAGACCTGGGAAGAGGATGCCGAGCGGGTCGACGGCCATACACTGGAGACCCGGCGCGAGACCTGGGGCGAGGCTCCGGCCGCGGTCCTGGTGGTGACCGCCGGTGTCGACCTGCAGGATGACCGGCTCGAGGTGAGCCTGTTGGGCTGGGGACTGGGCGAGGAGTGCTGGGTCCTGGCCCACCGGATTCTCTACGGCGACCCCAGCGGCAACGAGCTCTGGCGCGAGCTCGATGGCCTGCTGCTGGAACGTATCGCGACCAGCGACGGCCGGGCGTTGGCGGTCGCTGCGGCCTGCATCGATACGGGCGGCCATCACACGCTCGCGGCCTACCGGTTCTGCCGCTCCCGGCTTCGACGCAAGGTCTTTGCGATCAAGGGTGCGGCGGGCGCGGGACGGCCGATCTGGCCGCTGCGGGCAAGCAAGAACAACAAGGGGCGGGTCAACCTGTTCCTGATCGGGGTCGACACGATCAAGGACGCGGTGTTTGCGCGGCTGCGGGTGCAGCAGGCCGGACCCGGTTATGTCCACTTCTCTGCCCGGCTGGATGCGCCCTACTTCGTGCAGCTGACCGCCGAGCGGGTCCAGACGGTCTACCGCAAGGGCTTTGCGGTGCGGGCCTACATCAAGGATCCCGGCGCCAGGAACGAGGCTCTGGACTGCTTCGTCTACGGCTACGCCGCGATGTTCGCGCTCAACATCCAGTGGGGTCGCATCGCCCGCAAGGCGTTCGGCGAGGCGGCGCCACCGGTTCCCACGACCCGGGCAGAGACGCCGCCACCGGCGGAGCCCGAAGAGACAGCACAAGAGACCCAAGCCCCGGCACCAACCGGGGCTTTGCGTTTGAACCGCCGGCCGATGCGGCGGGTCTACAGATCGAGCGTGGTGAGGTGAGCGATGGCCGGCAGCTATTCCTGGGAAGACTTCACCGAGGCCGAGCTCCGGGGCCTGCGCAAGCAGATCCAGTCCTCGCGCGGCCAGAGCCAGGCTCGGTTCGCCGACCGGGCGGTGACCTGGAGCAGCGAGGCCGAGCGGCGCCAGCTGGTGGCCGAGATCACCGCCGAAGTGAACCGCCTCTCCGGGCGCTCGCTCCTGCGCCGCCTGCGGATCGACAGCGACAAGGGCTTTGCGTGATGGCGATGAAGCAGGGACGCATCGCGGTCCGGCTCAAGGCCATCAAGCCCGGCGCACGCATGGAGGCGCTCACGGTCAGCGGAGCAGGGGTGGCACTCGACTACGAGGCCGCAGGGCAGGGCCGTCGCGCCACGACCTGGCGCTCGACGGCGGCCGGGCCCAATGCGTCGCTGACCTATGCCCACGCCACCCTGGTCAACCGTAGCCGCGATGCGGTGAGGAAGAACCCCTACGCCGACCGTGCGGCCAGTGTGATCGAGGCCAACGCGGTCGGCACCGGGATCAAACCGCAGTTCCGCACCGCCGATCCCGGTCTCAACAAGGAGCTGGCCGCTCTGTGGCTGGCCTGGACCGACGAGGCCGATGCCGATGGCCGGCTCGACTGGTACGGCCTGGAGAGTCTCGCAACGCGCTCGATGTTCGAGGCCGGCGAGGTGTTCTGCCGGTTCCGCATCCGACGTCCCGGCGACATGGAGACCGTGCCGCTGCAGATCCAGCTCCTGGAGAGCGAGCACTGTCCGCTCAGCGAGAGCCGCTCGATGCCGGGCCGCGATATCAGGAACGGCATCGAGTTCGACCCGCTGGGCCGGCGAACCGCCTACTGGATGTACCGGCAGCATCCCAATGATGGATCCGGCGATGGCATCACCTATCCGGTGCCAGCATCCGAGGTCATGCACGTCTACGAGGTCCGGCGACCCGGCGCGATCCGCGGCGAGCCCTGGCTGACCCGGGCGCTGATCAAGCTGCGCGATCTCGACGGGTTCGATGACGCCACGCTGGTGCGCGCCAAGGTCTCCAAGCTGATCGCGGGGTTCATAACGAGCCCCGACCCCGAGACCGGGTTCGAGGGCGAGGGGGATCTTGATGTCGATGCAGACGGCAACGCCGACCTGATCTGGGAGCCCGGCACCATCGCCAAGCTGGCGCCGGGCGAGGAGATCGCGTTCTCGACGCCCCAGGAGGTCAGTGCTACCTATGAGCCGTTCATGCGCCAGCAGCAGCGTGCCATCGCCGTTGCGACCCGGACCCTCTACGAGCAGCTGACCGGTGACTACAGCCAGGTCAATGACCGGACGTTCCGGGCCTCGGTCAACGAGTTCCGGCGTGGCGTCGAGGCGCTGCAGTTCAACGTCCTGGTGTTTCAGCTATGCCGCCCGGTGGTGCGTCGCTGGATCGATCTTGCGGTCCTAACCGGCACAATCACACCGCCCACCACCATGGATGCCAGGGACCTCTACCAGGTCGAGTGGCTGCCGCCGCGCTGGCCCTACATCCACCCGGTGCAGGACGTCCAGGCCGACGAGGCCGAGGTCCGGGCAGGGTTCAGCTCACGGGCCAAGAAGGTCAGCGAGCGCGGCTACGACGTCGAGGAGATCGACCAGGAGAACGCCGACGACAACGCTCGGGCCGATGCCCTGGGCGTTACCTACACGAGCGATGCCCGCGCGCCGGCCCCCAGTGGCAGCGCCCCTGCTGCCGCCAACACAGCCGATCAAGGAGAGACACCATGACCATGCCCTCGGGGCGCACCTGGTTTGCGGCCGTCAGGGAACAGAGCAACGCCGCCGCCCGCATCGACATCTTCGACGAGATCGGGGCGTTCGGGGTCTCGGCGCGAACCTTCCTCGACACGCTCAAGGGGTTGGGTGAGATCGACAACATCGCGCTTCACATCAACTCCCCGGGCGGGGCGGTGTTCGATGCCCTGGCGATCTACAACACGCTCAAGCGTCATCCCGCCGCGGTCATGGTCTATATCGACGGCCTGGCAGCCAGCGCCGCGAGCCTGGTTGCCATGGCCGGCGACGTGGTGGTCATGCCGTCCAACGCCATGCTGATGATCCACAACCCCTGGGGCTATGCCATGGGCGATGCCGCCGAGCTGCGCGGCATGGCCGATGTGCTCGACAAGCTCGCCAGCTCGACCGCCGGTGTCTATGCCGACCGATCGGGACTGTCGGTCGAGGAAGTGACCGCGCTCATGGTGGCCGAGACCTGGCTCACCGCCGAGGAGGCGCTGGGCATGGGGCTGGCCGACCAGGTCGAGGAGCCGATGAAGGTCGCGGCGCGGTTCGACCTCTCCAGGTTTGCGCATCCGCCGCAGGCACTGGCCCTTGAGGCTGTACCGCCCCCCGGTGTTGATGATGACCCGTCGCCGGATCCCGAGGTCCAGCCGGCTGACCCGGTCACAGTCGCGGAGCTCTGTACGCAGGCTGGGCTGCCCAGGCTCACCAAACAGCTGATCTCCGCAGGTCTGACCGGAACGGAGGTGGCTGCACGGTTGGGCTCGGCAACTGCCATCCGTGAGGTCTTCGCCCGTGCGGGCAAGATCAACCCTCAGATCGACACCAGCATCGCTGACGACCTGATCGCCTCGGGCGCCACGATCGAGGCCGCGCGGTCGGTCGCCGGCAAGCTGATCGTCGCCATGCAGTCGCCCGAGATCCGCAACAGCCATGTCCCGGGCGGGCATGTCGCATCCGGCCATGACGATCACGGCTGGGGCGCGATTGTTGATCGCGTCAACACGCGCCTGGCGCCCGCCTGAACAACTCATCCATAGCCCAAGGAGGGCACCATGACCGTCTTTACCGAAGCCCGGCATACGGCCGAGTTCATCCTCTCGGAAGCCAACGGCAGCCGTTCGCGCGAGAACGGCATCGTCACGTCCGGCGAGATCCTGGCCGCGGGCCAGCTTGTGCAGCTCGATACCGGCAAGCTGGTCGCGTTCGACGGCGCGACCAACACCGCCGGTGACCTCCTGGTCGAGGCGACCGGCATCGTGCTGGGGCCGATCGATGCGTCGGCGACCGGGACCAACGCCGATACCCCGGTGGCCTATCTCGCGCGCGACGCCGAGGTGAACGACAACCTGCTCACGTTCCCCGAGGAGACCTCGGGCGGCAACGAGCACGCCAACGCGGTCGCCAGCCTGGCGCTGCTCGGCATCCTCGTGCGCTGACCTCATTGGCCCCTCGGGGTCGCCGCCCATACCGCGCCTTGGGCAAGCGCGCCCGCGCCGTCGCGAGACGCCGCAGTTCCCTTTGATGGAGCCCTCTCATGCTCGATATCTTCCGCGACGATGCCTTTGGCGTCGTTCCGCTCACCGATGCCATCAACAAGGTCAAGTTCGTGCCGGGCCGGATAGGTCAGCTCAACCTGTTCCAGGAGACCGGTGTCGCCACCACCTCGATCGCCCTGGAGGATCGTGACGGTGTCCTGACCCTGGTGGCCCCGACACCGCGGGGTGGCCCCGGCACCACGCTCGACAAGACCAAGCGCAATCTCCGGGCGCTCAACGTCCCGCACTTCGAGATCAACGACGCCGTGATGGCCGAGGAGGTCCAGGGCGTGCGCGCCTGGGGCTCCGAGAGTGCCACCGAGACCGTGATGACCAAGGTCATGGAGCGCATGCAGACCCACTCGCAGTCGCACGAGGCGACCCACGAGTACGCCCGGATCGGGGCGATCAAGGGCACGGTGACCTATGCCGATGGTTCGACACTCGACCTGTTCGACGCGTTCGACGTCAGCCAGCTCTCCGAGGTCGACTTCGATCTCGACAACGCGAGCCCTACCGCGGGCGCCTTGCGCAAGAAGTGCGCCAGCGTCATGCGCAGTATCGCGGGCGTGCTGGAGGGCATCCCGTTCGGCGCGGCCCACGCGCTCTGTGGCGATGCATTCTTCGACGACCTGATCGCTCATCCGGAAGTGCGAGCGACCTACGACGGCTGGTCGGCGGCTGCCGAGCTGCGCCAGGGCTACGTCCAGGGCGGGCTCTCCTACGGTGCATTCCCGTTCGGCGGGATCATGTGGGAGAACTATCGTGGCCAGGTCGGCGGCACCGCGTTCATCGACACCAACAAGTGCCATATCTTCCCGCTCGGGGTGCCGGGCCTGTTCCGTTCCTACTACGCGCCGGCCGACTACATCGAGACCGTCAACACGCTGGGTCGCCGGCTCTACACGAAGCAGTACGAGAT